CAGGATTCGCTCTTTCTAAATTACGACCAAGAGGAGACAAAATAAAAACTACTCACGGAATAGCTTGTGGTCCAATTCAAGTATTACAAACATTATCTAGAGTATCTTCTATGATTACACAAGGTGGAAAGAGAGATGGGGCAAACATGGCAGTAATGGCTATTAACCATCCTGACATACTTGAGTTTATTGAATGTAAAAAAGTTGAGGGGGATATACATAACTTCAATATCTCTGTTGGAGTAGATTCTAATTTTATGAAAGCAGTAGAATCTGATAGTGAGTATCCATTAGTTAATCCTAAAACTGAAAAAATTACTGGTTACTTAAGTGCTAGAGAAGTATTCTCTAAAATTGTTTATGGAGCTTGGAGGAATGGTGAACCGGGCATGGTTTTTTTAGATAACATTAACAAAGACAATCATGTTAAGGAAGAATATGGTGAGATGATTGCTACCAACCCATGCGGAGAGCAACCTTTACTAGGAAACGAATCTTGTAATTTGGGTTCTATTAATCTAGCTAACTTTGTAGATAACAGTAAAATACGCCCTTATATACTATGGGATGAACTTAGGAATACAATTAAAACATCTACAAGATTTTTAGATAATGTAATTGATGCCAACTATTATGCAACTCCTGACATAGAAAAAATGACTAAAGCTACAAGAAAGATTGGTTTAGGTGTTATGGGATTTGCAGATATGCTTACACAACTTAGAATTGCTTATAATTCTACAGAAGGTAGAAAGCTAGGTAACGACATAATGAAGTTTATGCAGACTCATGCAGATGAAACTTCTAAAGAGTTAGCAGAAGAAAGAGGAACTTTTCCTGCGTGGGATAATAGTGACTATGGGGAAGACGAAAGATATAGAAATACTTGTCGTTTAACTGTAGCCCCTACTGGTACTATCTCTATGTTAGCAGATACTTCTAGTGGTATTGAACCTCTTTTTTCATTGGCGTACAGAAAAATGAATATATTAGAGGGGCAGACTTTGTATTATGTAAACAAATACTTTGAACAAGATGCTAAGGAAAAAGGTTTTTATTCAGAAGACTTAATGGAATATTTATCTGATGGAGGCTCTCTAAAGGATAGACCTGAAGTTCCTGATGAAATTAAAGAAATTTACCTTACAGCTCCTGAGATTTCTCCTGAAGCTCACGTTGGAATGCAAGCAGCTTTCCAAGAACATTGTGATTCAGGAATATCTAAAACCATAAACTTTCCAAATGATGCTACAATAGAGGATGTACACACAGCTTATCTAAATGCTTGGAAGACTGGGTGTAAGGGAATTACAGTGTATAGAGCTGGTAGTAGGGATAAAGAAGTATTAGTTACAGCACATACATCTGAAAATGAAGAAAAAGACATAGAAACAACTAGCCAACTTAGTTTCTTTGAAGAGATGCAAGAGGATGATTGTTGTGATTCACCACAAGTAGTGATGGAATCTGGTTGTAAGACTTGCAAAGTATGTGGATGGAGTGCTTGTCATATAGCATAAAATTCACAATTTTATAAAAAAACAGTATAATAATAGTAGGAGAAAAGATATGCCTATAGGAAATATGTTAAGAGATAGACAAGAACAGTATGTCGCACAAAAAGATAATGCTGGAACTTGGAGAATACTCGATACTTGGCACGAAGATTTAACTAAACTAAGCCCAGAAGATGAGATAGATGACGCAAGTGATGCAGTTATAGTTTTATCAGAAGGAGGCTTTCTAGCTTTAGTTAGGGAAGCTACTAGATTAGGAGTGTTACAAAATGCTGCTATGATAGAAAATGAAGCTTTAGCTGACCAAGTAGTAGACTTAAAAGAAGAAAACGATAGACTAAAAATACAAATTGAAACTACCCCTGCAGTCGAAGTTACACACGAAGAAAAAGCAGGGTTAAAACAACATGCAATAGACACAATAGCAAAGATAGTAGCTATAGATAGTGTCGAGATAACTAAGGAATAAGTATGAAATTAGGAGATTATCTTCCAGAAGTTCCTGAGATGGCGAAACAAATGGGTCAATTAGGCTCACAAATGGAGATATTCAACGACTTAATGTTGAGTAAATCAGCAGGAGATACAGGTAGCGGACCTACATTTGGTGTAGACTATATAGTTAACTCATATATTAGAAATCAATTAGCGTATCGTAAGCAACTTGTACAAGATTTACAGACTATAGCTTATACTTGTGAGGAACTACGAGCTCCTATAATGCATATTACAGGGGAAGTATTCAGACGAGGAATTAAAATTGAACCTAAAGTTGTTGACCCTGATAAATCCCAGATTGAAAGATTAAACAAGTTCTTAGATGACTGTAATATATTCGACCAAGGGTTAGAAGAAGTGCTAAGACAATTCCATTGGGACTTAAATACTGTAGATGATGCATTTCTATATTTTGCAAAAGAATATTATGATGATGGAGAGGGGAAATTAAACTCTAGAGTTACTGAGATTAGAAGAATAAACCCTGCTCTTATAGAATATGACTTAGATGAAACAGGATTACCTAAAAACTCACATTTCTTCTGCCCTCTACATAGACAACATATATCAGAATCTCCAGAAGAATGTAATGAAAAAGGATGTGAACAAGAGAAACAAGCTGCAATGTACCGATACTTATATAGGACTGAGGTTCATTACTTCCTAGATACAGAAGTTGTACACTTATCAAAGTTTAACCCAACTGAAACTTATGGGTGGTCTCCTGTACTAACAATATTTGAAAAAGCTCTAACCTTAATTGGTATGGATAGAAACTTATATAGGTATTTCTTTGAGAGAAAAATGCCTGCGTCTATGGTTATGGTAACTACAGACGACCCTGAAAGTTTAAAAAGGGAGAGAGAAGCTATTGCTGCAAAAGTTAGACAAGACCCTAACTATATACCAATGATTGCTGTATCTTCTAGGACAAATAGAGGTAGAGTTGACATGGTACGAATGTTCCATACATTACAAGAGATGGATTATTTACCAGTAAGAGCTGAGATTAGAGAAAGAGTATCTGCTATATGGGGAGTATCTCCAGTATTTCAAGGTGCTCCTGATTCTTTCGGTGGATTATCACAACAAACTACACAATTAACTGTAATGAGTCGAGTGGTAGAAAGAGACCAACGACAGATTATGGAAAAGATTTTCCCTGCTATCTTAGATAACTTTGGAGTAACTGACTATGAAATGGTGTTACCTAATCCAGAAGAAAAAGCAGAAGCTACTAGAATTGCTCATGCCCAACAAAAAGCAGGTATAGCTAATCAATTACTTCAGATGGGCTTTGATGTTGAATTAAAAGATAATAAGGTAGACTTAATGGAAGTAGACTTCGTAATCAGTGGAGAACCTGTTCCTAGTACTCAGATGCAAGGTGAAATGACTGCTATTCAATTAGACCAACAGCAACAACAAGCTGCTGAACAAGAAGCTCAAAGAGCTTCACAAATAGAAGGGGAATCTCCTGAAGGTGGTGAAGAAGAAGGTGGTGAAGAAATTGAACAGAGTTTAGAGAAAGATTTAGTAACATCAGACCAGAGAGGTCAACCTTTGCAACAACCTTTAGCTAATTTAAACACTGCTATACCTAAAGGTAAAGGTAAATTCCAAGGTAGAACTGCTGGTAGAACTCCAGACCATAATGATAAAACCCCTCTAGAAGAACGTGATATAGAAGAATATGCTGAAGCTAGAGCACAAAAAGCTGAAGATAGAATGTATGGTTTAACTAAGACTTCTACATGGACTGATAGTTTATCTAATCAAGGATTTAGTTATCCTATTATTAAACAAGTATCATCAGATGGGTCTAAACTATGGTTTATAGAAAATGGTGTAGACTATGTTGGAACATTAACATCTGAGGGTGTTAGTAATATTTCTAAAGCTGCGTTCTCAGGTATAGAAGGTAAAAAATATTTCGGAGACCAGTTTAAAAATGAAAAAGGTGATGGGTCTTCTAAAAAGAATATCCCAGTCAACGTAGAGGAGGAAGACGATGACTAAAAAATTTTCATCTAAAGATGCTAAATATAG